AGTACTCCTCCTCCGTGACCAAGACCAAGTCGTTCTTGACCTTGTTCCGGGAGGTCAAGAAGCTGAACACCAACACCCTCAGCGAGATGGTGGACAAGTTCGACGAGGTGGACGCCATCTTCGCCTTCTTCCCGAAGGCGCAGATCGGGGGGCCCAGGGAGATCCTCATCCAGGCGGTCTTGCTCCGGATCATGGTCAAGTTCCTGGAGACGGTCAGCAAGAACTTGTGCTCGATCCACGAGAAGGAGATGTTGACCAAGGACAGGAACAAGACGGAGATCCAGTCGGACAGGATGTCGGAGTTCAGGGAGTCCGTGAGGATGCTGTCGAAGAAGGGGAAGAAGTGCGTGTTCTTCTCCATGAACTCGGACGCGTCGAAGTGGTCCCCCGCGTTCGTGATGGAGAACTTCATGTACTTCGTGGACAACTGGGAGATAGACGACACCTTGAAGAACCTCTTGAACACGGTGGTCATGTCCTTCAACTCCAAGAAGATGCTGGTCCCGGAGGAGCTCAAGGAGAAGTGGGAGAAGAAGCCCATCGAGGAGAAGGAGTACACGCAGGGGGTCAGCAGCTTCAGGGACATGTCCTACATGTACTCGTACGTGGTGGAGATCATGTCGGGGATGGGCCAGGGGATGTTCCACTACTTGAGCAGCTTCTACCACTGCGTGATGGACGACTTCGTGGAGGACCTGACCCACGACATCATCAAGGTCAAGCACGGCGTGACCATGAAGGAGACGTCCTTGATCTCCTCGGACGACAAGACGAAGATGTCCTTGATGATCCTGGACCACGAGAACTCCAACATCGACTTGGCCCTGGAGACGTACGTGAGCTGCCTCGACTGCTTCAGCAGGTTGTCCAACATCCACATCAACTGGAAGAAGTCCGGGCTCAACTTCATCATCACCGAGTTCAACTCCCTGTTCTCGGTGGGCAAGCGGATGATCTAGACCACAATCAAGGACATCTACAACTCGAACTCCATCCCCGA